GGGTAAACTTGACCTAGCAGCATATTTAACCTATTGTACATAGGCCTTAACTCTTCTTTAGACTGAGCAGCTACTCTAAAAGAAAATCCTATCGTTCTAGTAAAACCTTGATATGTAAAGAAACTCTCACCTCTACCTATATATTTAAATGAATTTAATTCCGCATTATTTGTATCAGTAATACCAGCTATTAAAAATGCTCTAAAGAATATTGCTGTTGAAACACTAGGATTGTCATTAGATATTGCTTCAAAAATAAACTTAATAAGATCTTGAGTACTATTTTTATTTTCTTGTACTTCCCAAGGTGCTTGATCGTTTATGAATAGAAAGGGATGTGTTAAGTTTAGCTTATCTTTTTTGTTGGTAAAGAATTTATAGTCTACAGATTGTTCTTTAGTCCATGTATTAGAGAATATAATACCTCCAGCATCTTTATTAATTTTTTCTCTAAAATCTTGAAGTTCTGGATTAGGGTTTCCTCCTCCGCTCCAACCAACAAGATTAGATTCTTGTTGTAATAACAGATCGTAATTCATAGCTCTACTAGATACAAGCTTAGTTGTATCAACTACTCTTGGTATAGTTGTAGTACCTATACCATAAACAGAGTTAGGACCTCCTAGATACTGATATATCATGTTTCTATTAAGTGATATACCTAGTGTGTTTACTAGATTAATATCTGGCACATTTGCTGGGTTTGCAAATGGGTCTCCTGTAGTCATCTTTAAGGTTAGTAAATTATAAAGCCTATTAGACGCTCTCTGGTTTGTTACATTTTGCTTGTTTACTATATCATAGTAGAACTTCTCAAATGGATTAAACGGTATTAATCCTGCTCTATTAGCGTGAAAACCTGTTCCAGACACACCTACTTGAGCAAGTGTATTTGCACCTAGGTTATACACTCTAGTGTTTTCTAATAAACCAGGGAAAGGAAGCCCTTGAGGAATACCAAACAAAGTGTTTCCAGTCTCAATCTTAGGATTAGATAATTGTAGCCCTACTTGTTTTTGTATAAAAGCAGTGCCTCTTGGCCTGTCTTCAAAGAACTTTTTGATTCTTGATTTATCTATTCTACTAGAAACAGTAAATGATTGTGTGCCTAAGTTAAACTCTAACTGACCTCCTCTAATAGGAAAGTCTAAACCTCCAGTAGAGCCTGGTCTATATATAGGTTGAAATGTGCCAGTAGCATTCGGTGTATCAGGCATTATAGTTTGAATATAAGGAAGGCCTGATGAACCATAGCCTGGTCTATCATTTCCGAACCTGAGGTTCTTTAGGTTAGTTTGTAAGTCAATTAAAGGCATTGTTTTTATTGAGCCCCCGTTTGATTATCAAGATCTGGATTTCTTCTTGCCCTTGCTTCAGCATCGCGCTTAGTATCAACCACATATGTAGTTACATTTACATTAATCATTTCATTTTTAGGCACTCTTGCCATTTTCATATTATCTTGAACATTAGTATTTGTACCAGTTGTAGTTGGTGCAGCAGCATTATTTTCAACACTTACGCCTCCAAAGTCTCCGCCTAAAGATCTAATTTTATCACCGGTTCCTTCAAGAAATGCTTGTATACTATCTGCTTTTTCATCTGATATTGCACCAAAAAAGTCTAATACTCCAACAACTCCTGAAGCAATGGTAGCAACTATGTCTACGACCTGTGCAAATATATCTCTTATTTTTATTATAATAGCTTGGATGTTTTTTGGCTCAGAGATAAACTTAAAAAAGTTTTCTATCTTTCCTATAATACCAGAATGTTCAACAAAGTCGGCTATTGATTGTTTTATCTTCTCCATGAAAGCGCCAATCTTTTCTTGAAGAGACGCATTAGTTAAGTTTTGATATGCTTCTTCACCAGTAAGTTTAATGATCTCTTCTTTAGATTTACCTTGCGCTTTTAATGCTTGCACTTTTGCTTGCGCATCTTTAAGATCTTTTGCCCCTAATTTACTTAATAACTCTTGTTGCTTCAACATATCTCCCATTTGATCTCTTGTCATACCAAATGCAGAAGCAAGAGAATCAGCTTGTATACGATTTAACTTCAAGAAGTCATTAGCAGATCCAACTTGTCTTGTTATTTCAGAAGCTGCTGTGGCAAGATCGTTATTCAAAAAAGCTTCACGAGCTTTATTTAGATTAATATCTTTACCAGTTAATAGTTGTGCTTCAAATTGTTTTGATATTGAAGACTCAAAGTCTAAGAAAGAATCTGCTATTGAATCAAGTTGCTTTAGTTCTAAGCCCATTGACTTAACAGTAACTAATGATTTAGTTAATTGCGCTGGGTATTTTGCAAAAGATAATCCTAAATAGCCACCTAAATTAGAAGCTTCTTTAAGTATCTTCTGATAACTAAAACCAATTCCTGTTGCTTGTTTTAAACCTACTACTTGTGATAAAACAGATTTAGTTATACTTTCTGATGACTTACCTGTTAATGTTGAAGCTTCAACTATACCTTTTCTTGTTTCTAAGTCAAGGCCTGCTATATCTCTTAGTTTAATATTAGTAGCTAACTGTTCATTAGTAAGTCTATTAGTTACACCTAATGCATCTACAAACTCCATTTGAGACTCAACCATCTTTTGACTATCGATGAATAAGTCTCCAGAAGAAATGCTAAGACTAGCAAACTCCTTTTTAATTGCTCGAGCTTCACCTGTTGAAAGGTTCATAGCTCTTGCAAACTTGACAGTTTTATCTTGTATACCTAGTATGTAATCGAATACAGATTTTAAAGCAATAACAATACCTCCTATAGCACCCACAGTCATAGGGATAGCAGTTAAAGGATCTTTTACAGTTTCTTTTAAACCTGCTCCGGCTGCTTTTCCTAATGCACCTAACTTATCTGCAAATGTAAGTTTTTTTCCTTCTTTATTAAGATCTCTGGCCTTTTCAACCATTTGTTCATAAGCATCATTTCCTAGCCCTAGTTTTTTAGCAAATAAACCAAGAGCTGCTCCACTATAACCAACTTCTTTTCTAAGCTCTTTTTCTTTCTTTAGCTTTTCTTCTCCTATTTTAATTCCTTCTTTAGCTATTCTGTCAGCTTCTCTTAAAGCTATTAATTCTGCCTCTTGAACATCTAAAAGAGATTTGTGTCTTTCATTTAATACTAGAGCCCTATCTAATCTTTTTTCTGCTATTTCTATCCCCGAGATTTCTCCTTTTTGTCTAGCCTCTAGGAGTTTATCTTCAAATGACTTTACTAGGTTTTGAGATTTCAAATAGTTATCTACTCTATTTTTAGAATCTCCTTCTAGCTTCTTTTCTAGATCTGATAATTGTTTAGATGTAATAAACTCTTTTTGTTTAGCTTTAGATAGCTCTTGATTTATCTCTTTAACATTAATACTTGATCTATTGAGAGTTTCTAAACGCGCTTCTATTCTTTCATAAGACCTGTCTAAATTCTTAAGTAAATTTATTGATTCTTTAATGGTATCATTAAAGTCTCCCTGCTCTCTCTTAATATCCTTTATATCGGAAACAGTTTGCCTAATTTGGCCTTTATCCGGTCCTGTATTTTGATTATCGTTAGCCATTTACATTATACTGCTTACGAATAAATATTTACCTTTTGGTTTTTACCTTAGATACAAAGGTAGGCTCTTCTGCCTTTTTCATAAATTCAGGCAGTTTAACTTTAGACATATCTGTTTTCTCTGTAACTTTTTGCCGGCCTTCATTACGCATCTCTTCTACCTTCTCAAGGTATTGGTTAATCTTCTTGAGGTTAAAACGTCTAGTAGTTACAGGCATATTCCACACCTCGGTCCAACTAAAACCGCCGCCTCCGTGATAAGTGAGTTCAAAGCATTCGGTCATGAATGCGGACCTATAGTCCGCTCCCGGGAAAAAAGAACTCTGCACCCATAGGAAGGGTTGTTTGTATCTCTGTAGAGTCTTTTAAAGTAAATGTTATTGTAGTATCAATATCTGGTGTTACTTCTGCAATATACTTTCTGAGCTCGATTGAGTCTCTTGATAGGAGGTATCCTTGATCGATAAAGTCGCGAATAGTTTTAACAGAATAGTCACCATTTACTGATATAATTTGATGTTTAAGTCTTGTGGACAGTATACCTGCTTCTTGACCTACTATCTTCTTCATACCTTTTATCTCTTCATCAATTTTCTTGTCATCAGTTACAGTCAAGATCTTGAACGTCACTTCATTCTTAGAATAAGGAAGAGTAAAGATAAACTCGTTTTTATTAGCAAGCTTAGACCAATCAATCTCTTTATACTTTAAGTTTTGTAGATCTGTTTCCACTTTCTCTTCTTCATTAGTATTTGGGTTAAGATACTTAAAAGAGTAATCCTTACCATAGGCTAGAATTCTGGCGGCTATCAGCAAACCATTCCTGTCACCTAAGGTTAAGTCTTCGTAGTTGATAGATGATTTGATTAGGCTCTTGAGCATCTTCTCGATGGCGAGGCCCTGACGTAGTAGGTTGACATTTGTAAGGATGTCTTCCTCTTTTGCCGTCATGTACTTCATTTCAACTTTACCTGATGATAGTGGGTTTTCTTTTGGGTAGATAAGACCTTTACTTGGAAGGTCGATCATTTCTGTAGGTACCGTAAACTTTTGTTCGCTCATAAACTATTGTCTTTTATATATAAATATACTAATATTAAATTTACTAAAATAAAAAAAGCCCCTAGTAAGAGGCCTTTCTTGTTGGAGGTATAAGTAGCGTATTAGTAATTCAATACTGCATAATCCATTCCTATAGACATAGTCAATTCTGTTGGATCAGATGTTGACCAGTCGTAACTGCCGAAAGTTGCTTCTTTTATAAAAGCACCTTTGATGATCCACTCACTTACGATATCACCAACAGGACCTAAAATAGACAAATTAAGGTCTTTCTTGTAAAAGTCAGAGTAGCCGTTACGGCCTGTTACAGATTCATGGTGTAGACGTACCCACTCAATCACGGCTTGTTGGCCAGATGGAGAGATTGGATTATAAAGAGATAATGTTAAATCACGCCATTCAGCTTTACCTTTGATTTTGCGGTAAACGTTGATATGATCTAACTTGATCTCATTTAAAGTAACACCAGGAGCGTCTGCCTTTTTGATCATGTAAGAAGGAATTCCGTCTATGTACATGATAAAGCGGTTTGATACTGTAGGTTCAAACGCAGTGAACATTATTTCATTTGGGTCCAATACTGGCATCGTATATGTGATTTAGTTTCTTACTATAAATATTCAATAACTAAATTATTGTTCTTCGTCTTCTTCTTTATGCTTCTTCTCATTAAGGCTCTCTTCCATTTTCTTGATTTTCATTTCGAGCATGTCTTTAGCCTTTTTCAACTCTTCCATCGTTCTGTCTTTTTTACCTTCGGCCCATTTACCTCCCATAGCACTCATACCTGGTTGACTTCCTTCGTATGCAAATTTCCATCCTTTTTCTCTTAAACAGTTAACAATAAGATCGTCTCTATCTATTTTAGGATCTGTTTTCTTTTTATTATTTGCATCAGTAATACAACTTTGTATATTTTTAGCTCTGTCTTCTTTAGACATTCCTTTAGGAGTATCTAAAAAGATATCGTAGGCAACTTTATCGCTTACTGAACGAAGCATATCCATTAAGCCTTCTTCAACTTGTTCAGTTTCTTGAACTTGTTCTACTAAAATATCTACCACTTCAAGAGTTTTACCATCGATGTAGATAGTTACGTCTACTTCTTTACCTTCATGCTCGCCAGTACCACGTGAATAGTATAAACCACTATACTTTTCGCTTTTGTCAATTTCATCGAAATCCACGTTAGGGAATTTTGATTTTTCTACAGCTGATAATGCTGATTCAATTTTTTTAAAATCAGCCTCTTCTGCTTTATCTACTTTCTTCATACTTTGTTTTGGAGCCTTCATTTTCTTTTCTTTAACTATCTCCATACCAGCACCAAGATTGTGTTTACCTTTCTTAGCTTCAGATAGTGTTAACTGCTCTTTTACACTTTCGTATAAGTGAGCTGGGACTTTAATTCTAAGTACTGTATTATCGTTCATCTATTGTTTATTTTATATTATTGACCAAATGTTGTACCAGTTGGAAGAATGTTAAAGTCAAGTTGTATGAATTCAGCAGTCTTTGTTGGTTGTATATAAATTGTACCTACTAATTTGTTACGATCTACCACATCTGGTGTATTATTAGTTTCATCCATTACAACTTGGAAGGCATATAAACCTTGACGTTGTTGTACAGACTCAAGATATGGGTTAACTTGGCTTAAGAATTTATTGCGAGTTACTTGAGTATTTGGTTCGAACACAATTTGTTCACCTAGTTGACCAATAAATGATTTAAGAGCAATCAATAAACGACGCACATTTACACGATCAAGTGCAGATGGCTTCTGTTGAAGTGTTTTCTGACCATAGATAACTGTGCCTACACCTGGGAAAGTAGCAATTGGATTAACCTTTCCTTGATAAAGAAGGTTACGATCATTTACACCGATCTTTCTTTCTGGCTGAAGCACTGTAGAAAGTGAACCGCGGTTAAGACCTGCTGGAGCGAACCATTCTGCAGATACTTTATCATTATATTCGTAAACAGCTGGTATTAATGTAGAAGCTGGAACAAAATTAACTTTACCGGTTTCACGAGAACGAATTTGTACCCATGGCCAGTAAGTTGCACCGTAACTATTATCATAAGTTACAGCTTCACTAATTACTGTATTTAGTTGTTGTCCGTATCCAACCATGTCAACTACAGCGATATTATCACCACGATTTTGAGCTAAAAGTAAAAGACTAGCTATTTGAGAAGATGCATTCTTACTAGTTAAACCTGGTGCATAAATAACATTAAAGTCGTATGCGTCTTTATTCTCAAGAAGATTGATAGCAATATTATAGTCAGCTGGGTGTATACCTTGAATATTAGTAGACGGTGTTGTTACTACAGAAGTTGCATTAGGGATACTTTCAAACATGTTTACTGCCGCTTTTCCAAAAGAACCGAAGATAACTCCAGAAGCACCACCAAAAGATCCATGATAAGAACCAGTTCCAAGAGCTGGCATAGAACTTGTGTATTGATTTTGAGCAACACCAGTCTGGTTGAAATAACTAGGAGTTGGCTGTACTACAGAAGATACACGTACATATAAGCTATTATTTTTATAAGAACCTGTAGTTTGTAAGTAATAGTATCCTGTTGAATCTAAAGCAACTGTTTGAGTTTGATCTCCAATTACATAAGCAACATAGTTATTCTGATTAGGATCTAAAGACATATTAGTCCAAGATTCTAAGATAGTTTTGCTATTATTATAGTCATCACCACGGCGGATAACAAGGCTGAACACACCAGAACCAGTATTTACACCTGTAACTTCCCAACGAACGTTAGCTGCAGAACCTGAAGGAAGTGATCCATTAGAACCTGAAGCAAATGGAGCTACTGCACCAGAAGCAAAGTTGTTCATTATTGTACCTACAGACAAAGTGTCTAAGGTAAATGATGCTGTTCCATTAAGACCTACTACAGAAGCTGTAGCAGCGGTATAAGAACCAGAGGCTACACGAGTAACCAATAAGGATTCTCCTCCTTGTTCAAAATAGTTAAGTGCAGCAATAGAAGTTAAATATTCAAAATTAGCACCACCAGATACGAACGCAGCACCAAAAATAGCTTTGTACTGTGAGTATGATGTTACTAATGTAGGAATATTAACTAAACCAATTACTGTAGGACCTATGAGAGCAGCACCGGCTGCAACAGGTCCTGCGGTTATTTGCGATAGATCGTTTTCTTGTAAGAAAACTCCTGGGCTAAGAAGTGTTTCGGCCATTTATATGATTTTTATCTAGTAATAAATATCAAAACTTTTTTGAAACACCTTATTGAAATTCTCCAGTATCAATATTTATAGAGACATTTCCATATTTTTCTTTGAGCTCATTTAAGATTTTGGCCTCTCTTTCTTTGATATCCTTAATCTTTTTCTTCTCTTCATCAATCAAAATATCGATTGTCATTTTTTGATAATTAAGCTCACCTAAAGTAGAAGCAACCTCTAGAGCGTCTTTTTTTATCAGCTGGACTAATTGGAGCTCTGTGTCAGTAAGTTTTCCCATAACAACTGTGATTATAAATATGTAAAATGGCCCTCTAGTTAAAGAGAGCCACTGTCGTTTATATTAAAAAAATAAAATACAAGTTATTCTTCTGATTTAATTAACTTATAGAATACTGGGTAATTAAAATCTGAACTAACTCCTTCTATATCTTGTTGAGTAAATAGT